GAGGCAGCAGGTAACTTTAGAGAGGGTCTATATATGAACGTCTGGAAACAATTTGAGCGCCTGCAAAAGCCATCCGGCCAGGATTTGAGGGTGGCCGAAGTTATAGCGGTCTATGACTTGGACGATCTCAAGGCGTGTAGTGCTATGGCATTACGTTAATAATGTATTTTTAGCCCTTTACTTCCTGGTTGCGATCCCGGAGCAGATCAACAGCCAACTCCAGGGCGGAATGGACAATCGAAACAGTAAAGGCAATCCCCCTGGCCGATAATTTTTTAATCAAAATTGTTTTGGCCAGCTCGAATTTTTCAGAGCCTGACATTCGGCCATTAGATTGCTTTTCAACTTGCCGCACAACATCTTCGGCGATGGGTCCGATTTCGTCGAGCATGCGGGCAGCTGCGGTCTTTATATAGCCTGCCAGCCATGCTCCGATTCCAAGTAAAAATGATCCGATTTTTTTAAACATAGCGTGTCTCCTTTTTATTTTTACGTTTATGATTCCAATAGGCAAACCAGCCAAAGCACAGCACGGCTAAAAACATGGCCCATCGTTTTGCCGCGCAGCAGCCGGACTGCTTTAATGCCCGCAGAAACATCCAGTCTGCATACAACTTGCCAGCGGATACAGCATATAGATAATCATGGATCACGGCAGCCGGGCCATGTCTGCCCCATACCGGGATCAGCGAGCGCAGAAACCAGGGGATGCTTGTAAGGTCAGTAACAAATCCTGCTTCCGCCTCAATGGGCGGCTTGCCTTTGTATGGAAAATAACGAAACCTGGAAACCAGCCGCCAGTTTCGCCACTTGCCGCCGAAAATAGACTCTACACGCAAGTAGTCCGGGAAATACTGCCGGATGTTATTACTCATCATCTTCGCCTTTCTGGTCCATAGGCTCTGCCAGCAGGCCATTTAACCGATCTTGTAGCTCCTGGCTGTCTGTGCCGTATTTAAGCTTCAGCAGGGCAACCATGGCATCAATGCTGTCATAGTCGCAATACATACCGTTCATAATCAGCTATTGCCTTTTCGGGTGTGCCAGCCCCAGCTTCGGTGTTGTAATACTCTTTCCAGTATTCAGCCATGCCGGGTATATCATCTGCTGCCGGCAGGGGCTCAATAAACTGCATGTAATAGATACGGGCCATAACCGCTGCATATGCCAGATCCCAGGCCATGCGCTGGGCATCTGCTAGGGGCACATTGGTATATCTGCCAATCACCTTTCGGGACTGTAAATCATCATGTGTTTGCGGCTCCATCTGGAATATGCCCACGGCCGGGCCCCGGATCTGGTAAAGATATGTGCCCAGGCGCGACTCGGTTGCAGCAGTGAGCATTAGCAACTCCACGGCTGCAGCAGATGCAGCGCCCCTGCCCAGGTGCCGGAATAACGCGCTTACGATAACTCTCCGCAAATGCCCGGGGTGCATGCTCATTTTACGCCAGCACCTGCATAAGGTTTAAGACCACAGCAAACAGATCGTCTGCACCATATTCCGGCCGCTCAACAACGGCTGTTACCTGGACCGGGTTTCCATCGGCATGCCTAAACAGCACATCTATTTCCCTGCTGTCCGGCAGGGTTAGGGTCATGATGGACTGCGTTTCTGCATCACGCAAGGCAACCAGGGCATCAAGTGTTGTTTTGGTTATCCAGCCCAGGTCCAGAGTCACGGGGCGGCCATCAGCGTTGGGGCTGACGTATTCAACCACCAGGCCGCCGTGGATGTCTGTTTCCTCGCTCTGGCCCACCGGACACCAGTTAAATTCATCGGTCCAGACGGTCTGCCTGTCGTCTAATGCAATGGTTTCGAGCTGTGCCATCTTTTACACCAGTTGTTAGTAGTGAGTTATGAGTTGAGAGTTTAAACATAGACTATGCCAGCGTTTGTCAGACTCGGTGCCTGGCCGATAATTGCACCATCGCGGATAAACACCATCTGTCCTGCTGAATGATCTGTTCCCAGGGCTCGATACTGCTGGCCGCCTGCGTCTTCAACCAATGATTCCGTGTCATAGACCGCTATAACTTCGGCCACCCTCAAATCCTGACCGGACGGTTTTTGAAGGCGCTCAAATTGTTTCCAGACGTTCATATATAGACCCTCTCTAAAGTTACCTGCTGCCTCGTTTTTGCCCGCTCGGTTGCCACAGATACGCTTTTAACCTGGCCGCGCCATGATGCTGACAGATCCTGGACTAAAACCAGATCACCGGGCAGCAGTAAGGCTGGAGTATTTCCGGGGCCGGGCAATGGCAGCAGCAGGGTTTCATCAGCTTTGTTATATCCGGTTTCATCAAGCTCTACCCGTCCGCGCTCTGTACATACTGCCACGTTGGTAAGCAGGGGGTCTGTGACATTCGGTGCCGGGTTGTCGCCTGCCGTGCCTTCGCGCCTGACAGTTGCAATAACTCCGTAATGCTGGCCGGACACGATAACCTGATTGTATCCGGGCTGCTGCTTTGGCGCTATGCCCTGGCTCATGATTCCGGCCATCAATGTTGCATCCGGTGTTGTAGCTGCCCAGTCTTTCGGGCTTGCGGGATACCGGGACTGCAAGATCAGATCATATCCGGCTGGATTTGTCTGGACCACCCCGCCTACAGCAGCAGCAACCTTTTTGACAACATCAATCCATGTTGCATCGGCTACAGACAGGCACCCGGCAGGCAGGTTCCAGGTGTTTCCCAGCAGGTTCCATGTGTATGTGTAGCCGGAACCTGACAAAAGCCCTGCCACAACAGCCTCTGCTGACTGTGCGGACCATGCCTGCGTGATGCGCGGGCCAGGATCTCCGAGCAGGTAAGTCGGAGAATAGCCGGTTATGTTGTATGTGCCCTTTGCCCAGGCGTAGTTTTCCGAAAGCTCTGTGACCAGAAACCGCCACGTGTAACCGTTGATGGACAGCTCCACTTCGGTCATTTCGCCTGTTCCCGGGTCCGGCCGTACCAAATCAGCATCGGTTTTAGACGGCAGTGTGACGCGCATCTGCCAGCACCATGAATCCACGTCAATGTCTACCGATGCTGACAACAGCCGGATGTTTGCACTATCTGACACCCTGGTAAATGTGATGTTCTGCTCATACATGATAATCCTTGCGGCCGCGATCCACGGCAGTTTAAAGTCTTTAAACAGCGCCTGTTTTACGTATTCGCCTTCGCCCTCGGTAAACCCTGTAAAATTGCTCACATCCAGGGCGATTGTTTTTGACCATGGGCACTTGACGCCAACGTCCACGGTCAGGGTCTTGCCCCATGCCAGCCGGGTCTCCACATCTACTGCCAGCATCATCCACCATGGCAGCACCGTTGAAACATCCACTGTGCCGGTTTTGGCCCAGGGCAGCGTTATGTCCGCATCCGTGTCGATGGTCTTTACCCAAGGCAGCACAATGTCCGGATCTGTCGGGATGGCTTGCAGCCACGGGATCTGAATATCTGCGTCCGTGTGAAGGGTCCCGCCCCATGGCAGTGCATTGTCCACATCGGCCGGGTCGGTCACGCCCCAGGGCAGGCCCGTGGAAACATCCACATGCCCCACCTGGCCCCATGGCAGCGCCCAGATCAGGTTGTTTCCCCGGTCCAGAGCCGATGCCGTGGACCATGGGGTTTCCAGAGAGATATCGATTTCGCCGGGGTATTTTTCCCATGGCAGCGCCACTGCCGGGGATGCATCGGCCCACATCTCCGTGTCTGTCGCTGACGCGCTCAGTGCCGATATCATCGGAGGCAGGGCAAACCCTCGCCCCAGCACCGGCGCGCTGCTGTCTGTCAATGCGGATATGGATATGATCAGGCTGTAATCGGTCATTCATCGCCTGCGCTCAATGCAGCGCCATCTGATAGCTGCCGGCCGGGATGGCCACGGTGTCGGCAGTACCCGGCGTAAAATCGGTGATATTGTTGTCATATGCCAGGACCTTGCCGGCATCCGTGACCAGGGCCAGGGCGGCAACAGTGGACCAGTCATCATGCCCTGGCGTGCCCCAGTCGATTAAGTCGGCATTGGTTACAGCTCCGTCTGATGCTGCGTTAAATGCTGGAGACGCGCCCCCGGCTTCGTTTACTGTTATTTGTGTATATCCGGTGCCGGTGGTTTCCGTGCAATCAGTGGCTATGTCTTCGGCTGTGTCGTCTGTTTCGGCGGCCAGTAAAGCCACGGCAAGCCCGGCAATGGCAAAGCTCTGGTTCCGGAATATGAGATCAAGCAGGGCATTGGCCGCATAATCGGTGAGGCCATGGCCGTTTGATCCGCTGGCAGAAATGGCGATCCAGATGTCGCCGGCATAGATTTTCGGTGCAATGCCGGCGGAAACGGTTTTTGTCCCGTCAAATTGCCCTCTGGCCAGCACATTGCCGGCGGTTTGCGCATCGCAGACCGCCCAGTGGGTGACATCGCCCCAGGCGGCTTCGGCCAGGGGGAAAGTAATATCTGCTGCATTTGCAATCTGCCGGGATGCCGCTGCGCTAAAAGATATGGCCTGGCGGGCATAGTTGCCGGATGGTTCTGTCAGGCCGGTGCCGTCGTTTAGCGGATCTGCCGTGGACAGGGCCAGGTAGACTGTGGCGGCCAGGGAATAGGCCGTGCCGTGCAGGTGATCCATGGCTGCGGTGTCAGCTGCTGTGCAAAGCGCGCCGGCCATGCCTTCGTAGGGATCGGTGGGTGTTTCGCCGCTGGCGCCAAGGTCTTCGAGGTCGCCCCAGGTGATCAGGTTATCGGTCTGGGCGTGGTAGTCGGCTTTGATCCAGGCGGCAGAGGGAGCAGCAGATGCAAACTGTATGTTCTCAATCGCAGTCTCCGCATAATCGACCAGCCCGTGCAGCCAGTAGCCACACCCGACTTGTAAATCAGCAACAGAGGTGGGGATGTCTCCTGATCTGCTGGCAGATCCCTTCTCTACCCCATCAATATAAAATCTTAGATAAGATCCATCATAAAGGGCCGCGAGCCGATACCTCGTGCCAACAGATAAATTATCCCCAAAAATTCTTGTAGCAGAATCGGATGATGGATCTCGCAACACAAAGCCAGACTTGTCGGAGTTGTCGGCATCTGACAGTTTAAGATAAAATAAAGCAAGATCAGTGTCGTCTGAATCCTTACATACAACCGTTTGATGCCCTGTTACAGACTCAGGCGTTAATGTCGCAGCAATGAAAAGCTCGGAAGTTACATCTAAGGAATTGTCGTCTGAAACATAATTACGATCATCCCACCCATCAAAATCTATGGCTTTGCCAATCTGGCCGTCAACCAAATCCCCGGAAGTCATTGACCCGGCTGGTGTCCCATGGTTTCCATTGCCCGTTGAGTCTATGATACAATCCGTGCCCCCGCTCGGATCTTGCGCCATTGTATAAACAGCAACAAAATCGCTATTCCACACCTCCGGCCGGTTGCCCGGCGTGCCCACATAAGCTGTGTTATCGCTGGCCGTGGCATCAAAATAAAAATACCCCTGCTGATCGGATACACTCAACAGCGACCAGTCGGACTTGGACACCCAGACCAGGGCTTTTTCCGTGGCCGCGTCCCATTGCTCGACCTCCGCATATAACTGGGTTGTGCCGTCGGCCATGGTGATGGCGATCTTGAGATAATCACTCCCGACTTCGTCGAAAATGGCGGTCACATCCTTCTCGGCCAGGCCGACCGCTGCGCCCAGCACCACCGGCACGGGAAACCACGGCAGATCCGTGTCCACCTTGGTGTGGTCAAACGAAATGGGAAATCGGTATCTGTATCCGGAAAGGTCTGCCATTATACTGCCACGTCCCCCCTGCTCTGAATTGTTGCGTAATCATCCTGAATGTCTGATGCCCTGGCATTTATAACCCGGGTGATCCAGGCAGGGCCTCCGGCCATGACCGTATCAAATCGCAGGATGTTTCCCACCTGCCAACCAGCGCCCCAGCCTTCGGACGGCAAAATGAAATACTGCCCCCCGGTTTGGGGGTTTGCAGGTGCTATATCAGATGTTATGGCCTGATCTGTTGCAATGATGCCTAAGTATTCACCCTCAACGTTTACAGTCACAGGGCTTGTGCCGGTTACGGTCAGCTTCCAGCGTTCGGTGGTGGTTCCCTGGTTGGTAAGCTCCAAGGGGTGGTCTGCAAAATTGTATGTGCCGTCAGCCGGGGTGCCATCGAAATCGTCAGAATCAATCCACAATGATCCTGGCACTTCGCCGTCCTGCGTATGATGTCCTGATTCCCTGGCGTACAGATCACCTTTAACGATTGCAGATGTCAGGATGGCACCGCCTGCCTTATAATCATAGGCCAGGGGATTTGGAGTTGTGATCCGGTTGCCTGCCACCTGCAGGATGTTAATCATTTCCTCGCGCCGGGAAGTCAGCTTCATGACCGTATTTGCGTCATGCTCTGCTGCTGTGGTGCCGTTTGCCCCGCGTGCGGTCACAGAAAATGTGTCACCGCTCATGGTGCCGGTAATTTCTTCGTCTTCGATTTTTACCGTAATGGCCCGGTCCGGAAATACTGCTCCGTCGTCAATATCAATGGCCATTTCAGCATCTGTTATGGCAGATATCAGCTTTGCCCGGGCATGCTCCACAATCACTGCCACATCACCGACCTGCACAACAGGCACCAGGCCATCTAAGGGCAGTGCCCTGGTGTTGATTTCGTCGTATTCGGGTTTGTAGATGGAGCCGTAAGAATAGCTGATACGTATAGTTTCAGGCCGCACGTCATGGGAAAAGGTCAGTTCTGCCACACCTGTTTCTTTGTTAACCGTGCCCGTGCCGTCGCCTGTGAGCGTGCCGGGGTTTTCCGAATCTTCTGAGAGCATAACCATGGCCCCGGTGTGCGTGCGGCCAAAGACGGTGAATGAATTGTCATGAACCGGCACCGCGCCCCAGGTGAACACCACAAAATCCGAAAGCCTCCGGGGCGTTAGAAAATACCGTGCCGAGGCCGAAACCGGCAGGTCTCCGGCGGTAATTTCGCCGATGCCGGTGGCCGGGTCAAATGCTCCGACTGTTTTAATGGCGGTGCCTGTTTCATCTGTCATAACTTCGAAAGGTGCGGCAGAAGGCTTTATCGCATCGGCATCCCCTGAATTGCCAAAACTGAGATGGAGCCAGCCCGTTTCTTCGGCAAAAAAGACCTTATGCCGCACCACATTACTCCATTGGTGGCCTAAAACCACGTTGCTCCAGCTCTGTCCGTAATTATCGGACACATCCACAGACCCATCATCTAATGCCACAACCAGAAGAGCCGACCCGTCCGTGGCTATATTGACCGGGGATCCGTTCAGAGATGCGTCCAAAAGGACAAATTCAATTCCATCCACGCTTTTGGACACATTGCCAGCGCTATCCATTACGATCAGTGTATTGATGCCATCTTCTGCGATCACTGCACCGCATACAGCTGGATTGTTTAGCTGGCTATTGCCTTCGGTCCAGTCGGTGCCGTTTAGGGAATATTGGTATCGGCCTGTTGTGCCAAAAGCAAACAGCATATGAGTTAGGTCTAACGTGGCAGCCAATCCGAACTGCAAATTGCCGATTGCATTAACCTGGGAACTCCAACTGACGCCGTCATTATCGGAGATATAAACACCACCGTTGGAAACCATCATAAACAGATCTAAATCGGGCGAATAACAAATGTCCCGGAAAACGGGCCCTGAATGACCTCCTATGTTTTGCGATGTCCAGTTGACCCCGTCCGTCGACCTGCCAACCTGATCCCCATCTATACCGGAATTTTCGTATTGATCCCCACATGCCACCCAAACCGGCCCACTTTCCTTGAAAGCCACATTCCACCAGTATTCGCGAGATCCTGTGCTTTCGACCAAAACCGCCCATTCCTGCCCGGTAATGGAGGTCCAAACCTGCCCGCCTATAAAACCTGGAGGATCTTCTTCTCCTATCAGTGCAAGCCATCGACCGTTGCCATACACACAACCAAAATTGGTTACTGACGGAGTAAACGGTGACCCAGACTGCCATCCGCCCAAACTTGCAATCAGCTCCAATTCACCCCGGCCTTTATCCCTGGCATACCACGCCGCGTCCACCCCTTCGGTGTAGTATTTGATCAGCAGCGAGCCTGGCAAAGCATCGGTGCGGCCGATGGAAAAGCGGTATGGCAGGGCAAGCTGCTGGAAGATGCCGCTTACGATTTGCTGGTAAGAAGCAAACCATGAAACAGCTGAATTAATATTGTTTGCAAAATTGTAGTTTAACTCCACCTTGCCTGTGCTGTAATTTATTGTGCCTACTGCAGTTCCGTCCCCGTTATCTAACACAAGGTTGCCATTGCCATCATCTTCTAACACAAGCTCATATCGTACAGAGCCGCCGAATGGATTATATACAGCGCCTGCCATGATCATTGCCCTCCATTAATATCGATAATACCCAGCTATTGTGACCCTCACAGACCCTGGAGCTATGGGCCGGCTGCTTAAATTAAAAGACGCACTTCCGGCAGACACGCCGACTGGTAAAGACCCGTTTTCGCTCGCGAAAGATGTAGATCGAGGCACATACTCCCATTTCAAAACTATCCCGGCAGTGTAGAAGCTCTGGAATGTCAACTCCCACTGGCCGGTAATATAATCAAATTCACAGGCATTGATATTGTCGCCAGTAATTACCCCCGCTCCGCCATCTGTGCCGAACTCCTCCCACCCGGCACCCTCATCTATAAAAAGACGTACAAAACCTGGTTCAACCGGGGCGTCTTCTATGGTGCCGGAAATTGTTTCTGTTTCAGATGCAACAGCAACCTGCGTCTGCTCATAGGTGACATCAGGGGATGTGAGCGGAATATTTACAACCTCATTTAGGTTGTGCGAACGAGTGTAAAACAGCATGATATGGGTATCCGGATCTGCTGCATCACTTAACGTAAATGTCAGCACCCCGTCATCAGACACTGAGCCTGATCCGTCACCCGAAAGCACGCCGTCTGTTTCTGTGATCACAAACCAGCCAAGGTTTGAGCGATACCAGATCTCAAGGGTTGAGGCCTTAAGCGGCTTGTTTTCCAGTACGTGCGTATAAGATGTTTTTCCGGCAATAGCTATTATGGATTCAGACGTGTTGATTTCTTCAGCCTGGTCCAGGGTCCATTCAATGCCATCAGCACCGGCGGCCACATCGTCTGCAATGGTCGGAGGCCCGAAAAAAGCCTGGTCAGACACGGCAATATTGCGGGAAATCACCGGAGCGATCCGGGACTTGGTTGACACAAGGCCGATGTCTGTGTCTTCTGCTGCTGCGTCTTCTGCCAGCATCATTGCGCCGTATGCCTTCCAGGCCGCGTTTCTTTTCGTGCGGTAGGGTATAGTATCCTTGGCCCAGGCGTTTAGCAGCCCGGCAGACAGCGTAACAACAATATATTCAACAGTGTAATAATGCTTTTCGTCTGCACCGTCTAAGTGCTCTGTGACGCGCTCCATCTCCTGAATGTGGATATGCTCAGTGGTGTCTTCCCCGTCATCGAGCAAAAGCAGATCGCCGACTGTGGCGTTAAAAGCGTACTTGGCATCAATTTTTTTAAGATAGACCAGCTTGCCGTCCCGGTCGTATTCCGGGGTGTACTCGTAGTGCCGGATCTTAAACACCAGCTGCCGGTCACCTGCTGATACCGCGTATTCAAGACCTGCATTGCCCACCGGGGTTGATGCCTGGTAATAGCTCTCCATATAGTCAACAATATCTGGCAGTTTGTCATTATGATCATCGGTGTCAAACATGATCACAGACACGTTTTCATCCAGCGGCATGTCCTTTACAATCAGATGCGCACCGGAATAAACGCCGGTATTGATAGAGTCTATTTTCTGGAACACCTTTTTAGGTTGGATGCGCCCCTGAAGCCGGTCAACGCGGGAAATGTTGGCATATAAATTGTTAATGACGCCGGACTCGACAACGTTGGAGGAAATCCGCCCACCGCCGGTGTCAGTGTCGGTCTGGTCTTCTGATTTGTAGAGCTTTACATCGGATTCTGTTATATCGGCCATATCTGCCTGCCCTTCAGTGTTGCAATTATTCTGTAGGGGCGGACCTGTGTGTCCGCCCGTGCTGGTTAATTAGACCGCGTTTGTGCATCTTTTAAATACCGGACCAGGGCCCCCGCATCAGCTTCGGAAAACTGCCCGGAAGCTTTGCGGCCTGCCCCAAAATTAAAATCAACTTGGATGACCTGATCCGGCCTTATGGCTCCTGCCGGGGCTCCTGACGCTGACGGCACCGGGCCGCCTGCTGCAAATACCATCCTGCCTGCCGGGGCTGCGGACACTGCCGCGCCCATGCGGTTTATGCCTGTCTGGATTCTTGATTTCATGTCCGGCAGCACAGGGCCGCCTGCTGCAAAACGGCGCATTGGCCGGGCAAGCTGATCTGATATATCTTTGGGTATGCGGAAATTTCTGAAAGCCTCAAAGATGGCCGCGCCGTAATGCTTGACTACGCGCTTTGGCTGGATGTGCTCCCCGCCTTCCACTTCCACCGGCACACCGCCTGCCGAATGCGACGGACCTATTACCGGGCCGCCGGCGGCAAACGATGAAATTCTTTCATCGCGCGCTTCAGTTGTCGCAGCGTTTATAATGTTTGATAGGGTGCTAACCGGCTCATTGATTTTTTTGAGCAGCTGCTGAGTAATCAAGTCATCGCCACGCGACCATATGCGAAACGCCTCCATATTATCTGGATTGTCGTCTTTTTTTTCTTTATGCGATGCCTGTATTTCTGAAAAAAGCTGCTGGAGGGACCGCAGAAGCTCTAATAGGTCTTTCGGAGCTTTATCGCTCATATCAAAACTTTTCAACGCTTCGCCCAGGTCCAGGGCCTTGTCTGCTTCCTCTTGAGTCACCAGGCCGGGTGTTTGCAACACATCTTTGATGTCTTCCATCAACGGGCTGAAAAGTCGGTTGAATTTATACTGCTGATATTTGGGGTTGGGAGAATTTAGATAAAAATCATCCGCTTTCCAGTGCCCAAGCCGCAGCTTGCCAACATCATCCCAATCAATCAGCCCCCCTTCGGCAAACTTGGGCCGAAACATCCGGGCCATGGCTCCAGCGCCGGACCGCAGGGCTTCCAAAAACGGCAGACCCAGCTCTTTGACGCGGTTTTTAGGCAGGATGTACTCCCCGCCCTCTGCCTCGATGGGCACGCCCCCGGCTGCATGGGAAGGGCCGATCACAGGGCCGCCTGTGGCAAACTGGAATAAACGGTAATCCCGTCCGCCGCCGTATTCCCAAGAGTTGACTTCCTTGCCAAATTCTATGGCCTTGCCCTTTAAAACATCCAGCCGCCTGCCCGTGGAATCAAGCCGGGTCCATACTTTTGTAATGGTCTGGTCAAGGGCGTTTTGCTGCTTTTCCATGCTGGTCATGTAGGATTTAAGGCCGGACTCCTGGGCGGACATGATTTTGTTTAGCAAGCTGATTGCAACATCTGTGGTTGATTCCAGGCTTTTTATTGTGTTGCCTTCAGTGTCTTTAATCTCAACAGCTAAAGACTTGGCAAGGTTGCGGGCTTCGTCAAAAAGCTGTTTTGCATACTCGGTGTTGCCCCGCTCCATTTCCTGCACTGCACGGGCATAAACTTCATGGGCCTGCTTACGGGTGTCGAGCCAGGCCTGTTCATCAGACATCAGATCCCGGTTTAAATCCCGAATCGTGTCAGCTGTATTTTTATGCAGATCCCGGATGGTTTGCTCAACGCTCTTGATCTTGTCGTCGAGTTCGTCCCATTTGGATTTTAAAGAGTCAATGGCGGCTGCACCGGCAGACACCATGTCATCATAAGACCCGGCAACAGAGTCCAGTGCAGCCTCGATCTCTGCAATGGTCTTTGGAGTGTCTGAAAACAGGTTCTGCCATGCCCGGTTATAAGCCTGGACGCTGCTGGCATAAGCATCCATGGCGGCATCAGCATCTGATATCTCATTGCGCCATTGAGTAATGCCGTTTTTAATATCGTCTATGCCGCCACGAGTTTCTTTGGTCTGCTCGTAGGTGTCGGCAAACTTCTGGCGCAAGCCTTCAACCCCGGCCACCAAATCATCAAAGGAGGTGTTGGAAATATCAATCTGAACCCCGAGCACGCGTTCTGCACGCTCATGGACCCGGTCAAACTGCTCGACGTAATCTTCCATGGCCTGCACAACACGATTGACCTGATTTAGCAACACAACGTACGGTGTGGATCGCGGTATGTCGGCCAGGCGGTTTTGCTGCTCTTTTAGCTTGGCGTTCAGCTCATCATAGCCAAGGGCCTGCTCCTTGATCTTTTTTATCTTCCAGGCAACCCAGCTTTGGTAAGACTCCTGGGCTTCTTTCTGGCGCTCTTCAGCTTCGTCTTCAGCTTCGGCCAGTTCACCCATGGCGTCTTTCATTTCCTGAATGGCTTTTTTATATTCGTCAGATTCCCGGCCGTACTGCTCAACCGCTTTATCAACAGCTTCTTTTGTGTGCTCAACCTTGGCCCGGGCAAATTCGAGATCCGCCTGAATTTTGCGCTGCAGGGCCTCATGATGCTTGATGATGCCTTCCTGCTCCAGGGCATCAATATATTCAAGCTGGCGCTCGTGATCTTCAATCAGGGTTAATAAATCGTTTTGCCGAATCTCTTTTTTCTGCTCACTTGCGCCTTTGGCAGCTTCAACTTCCTTATCTGCTGCTTTTTTTGCAGCATCTGCCTGGGCCTGTGCAGCTTCATCGGCTATTTGATTGCGCCGGTTATGTTCTGCTGCCATGATGCGGGTAAGGTCAATTTCAGCCTGACGCAGCTTTTCGTTAAGCTCCTTTTTATATTTTTCCGCAGCTTCCGTGTCATCCTTGAATAGTTCATCAGCCTTGGCCAGGGCATCTTTTAATACCTGGATCTTTTGCTTTTGAGCGTCCATCTCAATCTGGATGCGCCGCTTTGATGCTTCCTTTTCAGATATTTCACGTTTAGCAAGGGCCAGTTCAATGTCTGCCTGCTGCTCATCCAAAGCCACTTCCAGGGCTGCAAGCTCGGAATTGATGCGCTTTAAATTCTCATCATGGGATTGTTTTTTGATCTCTTCGGTTTTTTTGATGGCGGCTTGCTTGTCTTCTTCGGCTGCCACTTCTTCTTCGGCGGCTTGTTTGGCGTCAGCAGCTGTTTCTTTTGTGACTTTGCCGATTTCTTTAATTTTATCTTTTGTTAAATCAATAACATCTAAATGCCGATTTAACTGATCAATGCGCTTATTAATATCATTGACTGCCTGCTCATCACCCCACAGGCTTTCCCATGCCTTTTTTAATTCCAGGTATTTTATTCTTGCCTTGGTGATCCATGTATCAATAGTGGCATACATGCCCTGGACGGCACGCTCCACAATATCAATTTCACCGATCATCTTGCCGATCTGCCAGCCGGCGAAAAATGATCCAAGAGCCCCTGCTGCAAGGCCGATGGTGCCTTTTAGCGTTGTAAAACTTTTATCCAAGACCCCGTTTTTAATAATAGCTATGTCGACCTGGGCAATGTACTTTTTAAACCACGTTATAATACCCACGCCAGTAACCTTGAGCATTGCGGCATTTAGGGCTAGCATCAGGTTTGTCAGCTTTTTAACAGCCATGCCACCGCCGCCTAAAATCAATATCCACTTGCCGTACTTGGCAGTAATATCAACCACGGCGGCAATCATTTTAAAAATCAGGGAGGTAAGCTCGGTGATTGATTGCTTGGTTTCAGGGTCTTTTAGGGTTGCAGTCAGCCGCCGCAATGTGTCTGTTGCTGTTTTGATAAACCCGGACTTGGCGATTTCAATAGTCAGGTCTTTCCAGGTCGTCTTAAAATCATTCATGGACGCCTGCATGTTTTCCGTATCGCTTGCAGCTTCCCGGGCAGCTTTGCCATAACGCTCGGATAGAATGTTGGCAAACCTGGGCAAGAACTCATCTGCAACCACTTCACCGCGCTCAAGCATTTGGTCTAACTGCTCTGTGGTAATGCCCATACCTTCAGCAGCCATGGTAAAAGCGCCATAAAGACGTTCACCCATCTGGCCGCGCAATTCTTCAGCCTGGACCTTGCCTTTACTCATTACCTGCGTTAAAGCACGCAGTGTGCCGCTGGTATTATCGGCCGACATCTGCAGAGCTGCTGCCGCTTCAGACACGGAAGTAAAAATTTTGCGGACGCCTTCACCTTCCAGGGTTGTATTTTTAGCAGCTGCAAAAATTCCCTTATAAGATTCGGCTGTAGAATAAAATTCAAGCTTGAGCTCATCTGTGACACCGCGAATAAACTCCAGTTCGTCTGCTGCAGCAGCGCTGGACCCGGAAATTGATTTAAAGGCGATATTGAGGCTCTGGCCTTGCCTGGCAGCATCCCACAACCCCCGCGTAACTTCCCGGATACCGATTGCCGCAAAAGCGCCCTTTAAAGCTGTTGACCACCCGGAGGCGGCTTTTCGGTTTTTCTGAAGCTCCTGGGAAAACGCGCCTGCACCTTGGCGGGCTTTGGTAAAAAAACCAGTGGTAGGTTTCTGTGCTGATTTAAACGCTGTGCCGGTCTGCTTGATTTCCGCCTGGGTGGCATTGAGATCTTTTTTAAGCCGCACCTGTGCTGCTGACAAAGCATTGACACGGACGCCAGATTCTCCCAGCTCATTGCGCATAGATTGCAGGGCGGCCTCGTTCTGACGATATTCTTCTTTAAGTTTTGCAGCCTGTTTGCGGGTCTTTTCAAACTCCCGCTCCAGGGTTTTTGTGCCGCCTTCGGCTGTGCGGATCTGGCGGGCCAGTTCTGCCAGGCGGGCCTCGGTGGTCTTCCATTCAGCAGACAGCTCGGCGGACTCGTTTTTGAGCTTGCGGAAGGACTGGATTTTGCCCAGGGTGTTCTGCGTGGCCGCAGCTTCAGCCTCCAAGGCCTTGAGCCGCTGATTCAGGCGGTTGATCTCTTCGGTGGCTTCCTGACTGCCTTTGCCAAGGGCGTTTTTCATGTCCGCCCGGACCTCTTTAAAGCCCTGGGAGACCGCCTCAATGATAATCTGGAATTTGTTATTTGCCGCCATGTGAACCCCAGTTTTCAGTTATGAGTTGTGAGTAGTGAGTTTAAATCAGTGAGTCGGAGCCGGTTTTGCTCACTACTGACCACTGACAACTCACTACTGTTTTTTCACAACTGTTTTTCCAAAGTGTTAATAAAACTTCTCCAGCCGTTACTGTCCGCCGTAAATGCCGCACGCATGGCCCTGGCCGTGTCAATTAATCGCCGGGCATCCCTTCTGCCTGATCTTCGGAGACAGGCCAGTAAAAAGCTATATCCGTATTCCCAGGCATTGACATGCCCATACTCGATAAGGTCGCAGACGCTTTCTTCAAGCCTTCGTCGAGTAAGCTTTCCAGAAAATTCTTTACGGCCGGCTGCTTCATTGCCGTCCGTATCAGGTGCAAAAAATCAGTGTTCACCTCCGCCCAGGCATCATATAATTGCCGAATCTCAGATGGATACATTTCCTGAATCTCATCCAAGCTGGCAGTTGAGCACCAGGCCAAAAGCTCCTGGATCTGTTTTTCGTCCATGGATTCGAGCTTATCAACAATCTGACGGATCTGTTTTGCCGAAAGCTCGTAGACTGTGACCGGACCCCGGCCTTTGATTGTGATAGTTTTTTCTAATCTTGCCACTTTGGACTCCAGTAGTGAGTAGTGAGTAGTGAGTTATGAGTTGTCAGTTGTGAGTCGGAGCCGTCTTTCAACTCGCAACTCACTACTGACAACTCACTTGCTGCTTAATCAATATACGTGATCACAAAGGGGCTGCTCTTATCAGCCGGCGTGACTGGCGTGCCTTCCATTTCGAGGCTGGTAAAGTCATCGGCCAGGAAGTCAACGGGCGAAGTAGGCCGAAGCTGGGCTTCCCAAACTTCAACTTCAACGTCCTTGCCATCAACTTTGTTAACGCCGTCCAGGAACAGATATGCCTTGATAGTCGGCTGTACCGCGCCTAAGACCTTTGCCCCGGTGACATCCAGATAATCATAGGCAATGGACAGGGTTTCGCCTGCCTCTATGTTGCCGGTGGAAAGAGCCCGGATCATGCCGGTTCTGGCAATCACTTCAAAATCGGTTGCGGCCGCCTCAATCAGCCCCATGTCCTGGAAAACCGCTGTGCCGTCTTCAACAGTGCTGCCGTCTGTGGGCCATATGGGTTCTGTGGTGCCGACAGTACCGCCAGTCGTGACCTTGTAAAAATGATCGTTTTCAGATCCGGATGGAGGTACATAATAAGCACCTTCTTCCACTGTGGCCTCAGAACTCCATGCGGTAGCGCCTGATCCGGCGGATCTGGTCACAACAACACTTGTGGCGTCAATATTGCGCTTGGCAAGCCTAAAATACCTGTCCAGGTTCTGCACGGTAATTTCTTCGGCTGCAACAGATCCGGCAGATACATCCACATCTTCCAGGTTTCCAAGAAAGTTCATTGCCAGGGCCACCCGGTCCAGCTGGGTGATGGACGCATTTACCACCGGGGGCTGACCGATGGTGGCAGATGCTATGACCTGGCCGTAAGCGTCGCGGCCCTTTGATGTGGCCTGCCTGATTTCCGCGTTTGACTGGAGGGAAAGCAGGGCCGCGCCCACTTTCACCAGTCCGTTTTTGGTTCCGTCTTCATCGAGCCGGTCCATGTAAAGATCCCCGGCACCAAGAAAGCTTTGTGCATCACCCATTTTAGTTTCTCCCTGTGTTGATAGTTGATATTTTGATTCGCATGCCGCTGACGTACAGCGGGTGATAATTAACCTGGCCGGTGCCTTCCACGGTCATATTGCCCAGGGCTGCACGCTTTAAAGCTGCAAGCCCGGCCACCCGGAAAGATTCTGCCAAAGTAAAACCGGTATAGGTCCGGCATTTAATTGCTGATTCATCAGTGATGACCTCAGACTCAATGCCGAAACCAGCTTCAAGGGTAAAATCAGCCTGCCCGCGCACGGATTCACCTTCTGATGTGATTTCCGTGATACCCACAATTGGATAATCTTCCCGGCCAGGCGGGTTGGCGTCATCCATCCCGACATACAATGTTGGACGCCCCCCGATATTCTCCGTGCACCAGGCCAGGAAGGTTGTATCTGTGGTAAAAACTTCTTTTAATTTTGCGATCAGGCTTAGGGTGTTCACTTCTTGCCCCCTCTGGCATACCGATCCATGTTTAGAAAAAATTTTCGTTCAATGGAAAAAATCACATTCTCTTTTTCCTGATCCCAAACCGGCTCAATCAGTGGGCGGGCAGGCACCCTGAGAGTCCGGGCCGTCAATGGCAGACCAAGGGTAAAAAACTTGATCTGCATCCGTCGGGTCACGCGCTTAGTGTACCCCTTTGCATGCATCTTCAGCATATTCAGAAATGATGTTCCAGGAGGCCCCCACCCCTTGCCATCTGGAATCGGGTTTATAAACCCCACGCCCATGGCTGTTTCATCCTTGTTTACCGCATACCTGATACCACCTCTAAATTTCAGTAGGGGCACCCGATAATCCCCGGTTAGCTCTGACGGATTGAGTTTGGGTACATAGGACTTCCTGCGCTCTTGTCTCCTGGATTGAGATTCCATAAGGGCTGTGTAGGGATTAAGCTTTTCCCATGATGCGCCAGGCGGCCCACCTCTTTTTATTGCGTCCTGGAGCATGTGCCTAAGAACATAACCCTCTGAGGCCAGCGCGGAGTTGATGGCCCGCTTTGCCCATTTGGGATACCGGCCCACAATCTCCTCGATATTCTCGATGAGCACTTCACCGCGGGGATCAACTAATATTTCAGGTTTCACGATTCGGCCTCATGTTCAGGATCTCGGTTTTCTTTTCCGCTGGCAGATCCATGTATAAAATGACTGCCCGCATCATGCGGAACAAAAGCTCGTGCTTGGTGTTCATGCGCGCGTCACGGTCATCCATCTTTTTTTCCATCTTTTCGAGCAATTGCCGGATTTGCTCGTCATCGCTGTTTGCCCCATCGTGGTTGCGCTTGCATTCATCATGAGTCACAAATCTCGATGACATCCGCCAGAAAAGAGTCACGCAGGCAATCACGGCCACCAGCAAAGAAATCAGCAGGGTTTCCAGTCCGGAAAACTGAAATGTCTGCACTGAAACAGGATCCATAAACACCCCTTAAAATGCCGGCCGGACGTCGCGCTCGATCAGCAACTCTATCAGACCGTATTCCTCGGATATGGTGGAAAGCACCGTCCAGGTCTGCCCGTTGATATCCACCTCATCGCGGTATTCAGCCGCGCCCCCGAAATCGGCCAAGGCCGTGTCTGCCACATACAGGCGGCCGGTGCGACGCTGGGGCAGGTTTTCCGTGCGTATATCCTTCATCCGGGACAGATCCCCGATTTCGGTAATACCCCTGATAGTCCGTTCCACGCCCCCAGCCGACGGCCTGCGATAGACAATGTCTTCGGCAAACTCTTCGGCTGCAAGCATGGCAGCAGTATCGGCAAAAATCAGTTCTTCAAAATCGGTCACGGTGTACCCCAGTTGTCAGTAGTGAGTAGTGAGTTGTGAGAAACCAGTAATGAGTAATGAGTTGTCAGTTGAGACAGGTTTGACTCACTACTCATCACTGACAACTCACATCTGCCTTAATCCTCCGTTTTGATTCCGGAAAACAGATACACGCAGGACGCGGCAATATCGGTCAGGGTGTTGCCGTCTTCGTCTTCTGTTACCAGCAGGCGCTCATCCACATGGTGCCTTACCCGGTAAACGTCGGAGCGGATCTGCTCTTCCCGGTAGACTTCCACAATGGGCTCGGTGCGGGAATCAGCAGTCCAGATAAAAGTCCGGCCCACACAGGGCTGACGCAGATCCGGGCCCCGGTTTGTCTTGACCAGGGCAGCATGGGTGTCAGGCCAGAAGTCGGTCAACTCCCTGGGCCGATTCTTGTCTGCCGCGTCAAACAAGGCGTTTCCTATCAACACCCGGGCAATGCCGAACATCCGGGCCAATTGAACCGCGGTCAGGTTGTTGATGTCCAGGCCGGGAAACGTGTACTGCAAGGTGTTTCGGACCTCTTCGGTCTTATTGACGTTGTTTGCTGAATTCCAGGAAAGGACCAGAGTGTCGGGCAGCACACCCATTTTTTTCCGGAAGTCAGACATGCCGTCCTTGACATCTGTGATGGGCTTTCCGGTGGAAACATTATCCCAAGGGGTTGAAACGCCCTTGGCGGTAAACCGGGTGGGGTCCATGACCTTGTCGGCAATGCGCTTTTCCTGGTTCATCTGAATGATACCCCTGGCTGAATCAATGGTGACCTGATCAGCCATACCAGGGCTTTGCCGTTCCAGGCGGTCAAATTCATCGTCATCGATGGGCTCTTCAATGCCCTTGTCCCGGGTGGAAAACCGGGCTCGCTGATATTTCCAGTCAGTCCGGTTGTAAGCACCCAGGGGGCTGCGGCTGTCTGACACCAATTTTCGGTATTCCTCCAGGGGAATCACCTTGAAGGTGCCGGCATCGTCCGGGGTGGTATAGGGTGGCAGCACTTCCAGGCCGATAAATCCACCCTGGGGAATCTGGCCGGTTTCAATCATGTAAATGCCCAGGTCCGGCCGGTAAACGGGGGTTCCAGATTCGGGTCTCATATTTAAGGTCCTCCTTGGTTTTTGCGGCCGGATGTCATATCCGCCGAATCAATGTTTTAGGCCACGGTTTCCACGTGGTAAAAGTCGTAGGGCAGCACTTCGATTACACTGCCTGCACCGCTGGCCGCCTGCAGGGGTTTGCCTATCTTGCGGTAATCGCCAGGGGTAGCCGGCAGGGCCTGGCCCATGCCGTCGGCAGCCGCGTACACGTCTGAATCCAGATCAATGGCGCCGGCCATTTCCAGTTCAATGGTGCCATCGTCCTTTAAAAACTGGACCGCGGCATAATCGCCTTCCGCACCGTCACCGTCCATGCCCACAATGGCGCCGATGGGATCGTCTGTAGCTGTGGCGGTGTTTAGCACCACGGCACCGGAAGACAGCTTGACCAACCGGTTTCGAACCCCGCCGCCAGTGCCGATGGGAAAAGTTTTGGGTCCCTTGTTATACATTGTGAAATCCTCCTGATTGATTATTGATAATCACACGCCTTGCCGGCGGGTTTACCGGCCAACATGGCGGTTATTTCCGGTTTTCAGCCTGGATCCATTTTTCATAGGCCTGGGGATGGGCCTTTCGAACAGCCTGGATGGCGGCCATGTGGTTTGAGTTGGGATTCTCCTTTTTCCAGGCTTCCACTTCGGCCATGAAATCCACCTTTTCCGGGTCTGGACTCTGGCCGCCGCCCGCGTTTAAAGGCGGTGTGCCCACGCTGTTAATAGCATCCAGCATTTGCTGTCTGGTCGGAGCCTGGCTTTGCCCCCCGGATGTATCCGGCTGGCTGTCCTGGTTGGTATCCCCGCCATTGCCCCCGGCCGAAGCCAGAAGCCCGCGGGCTGCTTCGAGCTGTTCTGCAGTCATGCCAAGATCTGTGATCTTTCTGACCTGGTCTGCCGTGTCTTTTCCTGCCACCACACCCAGAATCGAAAGCACCGAGTCCATGGCCTGCTTGGCTGCGGCTTGCGGGTCCGGGGCCTGGGCTGCGGCCGCGTCCCGGCCTTCTTTTTTGCCCTGGTCCAGTACCTGGGCGTACAATTCCGGATGCTGGGTTTTGAGTTCATTGACATCCATGGGTGGTTCCTCCTTGGTAAGGGTTTGCAAAAATTCATCAAAATCGTTGACAATCACATCCACCAGGCCGGCTTCCTTGGCCTGTTCTGCCAGAAACACTTTTCCTTCTGCTGCAGCAAGGGCCTGCTCAGAAGAAAGCCCCCGCCTAGCTGCAACCTCATCAACAAAAAACGCATAGATTTTATCCAGCCGGTCCTGGAAATAGGCCCTGGCGTCATCAGAAAGAGGTTCGTCCGGGTTGCCGAACGCCTTGTATTTGCCCGCGGTCAGATAGGTGACCGAAATCCCGATCCGCTCGTTTAGCTTTTCCTCATTGATATGGGTAAACAACACTCCAATGGAGCCGATCTGGGCGGTCTTTGGGGCAGCGATCTTTGCGGCTGGAAGAGCCATAAGAAGGGCACCTGATGTCATCTGTCCATCTGCATACGCGTAAACAGGTTTTTCCGCAGCAGAGGCGGAAAGGGAATGCAGGGCCTCAAAAGCCCCTGCCACAGTGCCACCAGGAGAATTAAAAACCAGAACCTTTTTCTTAACTCTGGGATCTTTGTCCGCAGCCTGGACGGCAGCCTTTATGCCTGCATATGACCTGATGCCAGATCCGCCAAATAGTCTGGAAAAAAATGATTCCTCCGGGGTCAGGATGCCTTTGATCCTTATTACAGCCGCACCCCCGTGTAGTTCATAAAGCTCTTTGCTGCCCGTCTTGTCCTGGCCAATGCCAGGAACTCGCACGGCCGCTTCCCAGTCCATGGACCGCATATTTGCCACCAGATTATCCATAGCCTGGGGCTCGATCATCCAGGGACCATCAAACATGGATATGTCAATGCCGCGAAATCTCATTCATCCATCTCCAATTCGGTTCCGTTGGCGTCACGCTGGCGCCGGCGTTCCCTGGCGCGCTGGGCCACTGTAGACTCCCAGTCGCCGCCCGACATTTCCGCCGCGCTGTCAGCCAGGGTTGTGATGTCGTTTTCCAGGGCCTTGACCATGGCGTTAATCTCCTTGATCGGATCAACATGCCCCCGCTTGGGCGGGATCCACCTGGCCCGGCATGCAGCCTGGCGGATGTCGTAAAAATCCTGGTCCTTTCGGGGCAGGGTCAGGTATCCCCTCAGCCAGGCTTCCTCCAGGACCATTTCCCAGACGCGCTGGCAAAAATTGTCCACCAGCCACTTCTGGTAAAACGAATAAACCCGCCAGGCTTCCAGCAGGGCGGCCCGGGCAGAGCTGTAATTGGTTTTTGAAAAATCCTTGGCCACCACCTCGTAGGGCATGCCTACAGACGCGCCCACGGCACGCAACAGGCGTTCAACAAAATCGGGAAACGTGTTGCCAGGACGGTTCGGGGACAAAACATGGGGCCTTTGGTTGGATGCGCCGAAGTAAACCCCGCCGGCCTCAATATCGTGAAACGGCTCGGGCACCTTTTTCATGCCCGCGGCCTGCTCGTAGGGGTTGGCAGTCTCGATGAACACCGGGAAACTGGCCGCCACGATCGCTCCCACCAGCTCAAAGTCGAGATAGTCGGACAGGTCCCGGAAAAACTTCATGGCCGGCGCCAGCACGGACACACCCCTGACCTGTTCCTCGGTTTTCTGCACAAACCCATGGAAGCATCCGGGTCGGTGGCCGATCCAGGCCGGCACCTTGGCAAACTGGGAAGACAAAAGACCCGAAGGGGTCCTCATGAACCGATCTGATGGATTGGCGATAAAATACCGGAATGGCGCGCCCCAGGAGGTAAGCTCAACGCCATCGCGCACCCTGGGGCTGCCAACATAATCACGGGGTGTTGCAAGCCGTGCCGGATGCAGACACTGCAACGCCATGGAAAAACTTCGGTTTGATTGATTTAAAACCACGGGAACACGCAAGTATTCCCCGTGGACAAAAAGGGAATATATGGTCAGAAACTCTATGCACCACCAGGGCATGCGCCCGGCTGCATCTGCTTGCCGGCCCCAGACGGAAAACCACCATTCGGCCTGTTCCTGAAAATCCTGCACCTGGGAATCGGTCCAGCCCAGAATGGACTGGTGGGGGTTTGATTGCGCAATCAACCCGGTGCCCACTGAATTAAGGGCCATGGAATCAACAATGGATGCCGCATGCGGATCATTGGAAACCATGTCCGCGGCCCGGTCTGTAACCGTGATCCGTTCGGCCGATTCAGTCACCCGGTTTAGCCGTTTTACAACCCAGTTGGACATGGTGCCCTTGCGGGATGCGGCAGTCCTGGAAACATCCGGATACCCGGAAGTGGAAATCGGACTTTTCCGGCCGGATGCAGGCCCATCCATAGCCATGAAATTGTATTTAGCCAGGCTGGCCAGCAGGCCCTGGGTCTGTTGATGCTTATGGTCCGGACGGCTGCTCATCGGGCCACCCGCGTGGATACGCCCTGCAGACCCGGTGCCATGCCATTGGCAATCCGGGACCGCTCAGACCAGAGCCATTCCAGTGTTTTGCGGATTTCCGGAAGATCGGCCCGGGTAAACCGCCGACCACCCACCGAGTATTCCTGGTTGATGGCCACGGCTTTCAAGGCCGCTTTATAAGCCGCGATCTGTTCGTCTAATTCCGCGATGGTGAAAAAGGACATGAAAAAACCCCATATATGGATTTATGCCATATGATGGGGTCATTATATGGGGCAAGTCGTTCTGTTGTCTAATACGCCATGGAAATAGTGGACGTAGTGGAAATAGTGGACAAAAAATTTATGGTCGAACTATTTTGAGGCTTTTTGTGATCTTCCCGTCACAAAAACTGTTACAAGACCGACAACCGTTGCGCCACCGATTATACCGGCCGCAGCGGTCGCCCCCAGGTATGCGCAAGCGATGGTTGTTCCAAAAGACAAAATTACAGTGAGAATTCCGAAATACTGGCCGCGTCGGTTTTCCTTGTGCTGCAGGTGCATCGCTGATTTTTCCATGTATTTTTGATGCTCTGCTTCACCTTCGGCCATGGACAAAATTCTTTCAGCTGCACCCGGGATGACTTTTTCGTATTGATCCAATGCTCCGGGCGGCGGAAGGGGACCTATCCACTGGGCACTTGCAACAAGACTGTTTTTATTGTTTTTTGGGGCTTCCTCCCCCTGTTGCGGCGCGGTTTGCTTTTTTGAGGGCTGGCTACTTTTTTGCTTTTTGTTCATTGGCAAAGCGATCTATGGCCCTTTGAATATTTTTGCCGGTTCTGATCCAGTGTCCCTCTATCCTTTTCGCTATATTTCTTTCAGGCACGAACTGATTGTAATTGGTGGCAGGTGCAATATCCATCACGCTGCCCGCGCCTCTTAATATATTCTTGATTTTTTTTGTCATTACCTTGCCCTTTCGCAGCGGCTATATGATTCAACAATCTTTTTCACTTATTTGTGGAATCGTTTAATTTTCTGATTCTGTCAACAAGGATCAAGTAAGCATACATGATTTTGGAAAAATATTTTCTCTATACACTATATATTGATGCAAGCTTTCAGTCACCTACTTACATTCAAATTACATAATAAAGATAATACGCTTGGCGGTGCGTGACAACCACTTAGCTAAAATTAAGATAAAGAGGGAGGCGCGACAGAATTTATCCCAACAACGCGACCACCAGCAAATTATTGGGGATCCTGCTATTACCCCTTGCCTCTGTTATTTCTAAATTAAGGTTCCTGGACTTTTTTTGGTGGTCTTAAACGTCCAAGGTTATCCCGCTTCCAATAAGCACAGAGCGTGCCCCCTTCAAAAGTTTGGTCATGATAGGCCTCCTTTTGTTTGGGTATTAATCCCTTATATTTATTATAAAAAACAAAAAATTATTTTAACTGCAAGCACAAATTCATTGAGTAGTCCACTCTTCACCATGTATATGCTTCCAAGCCCAGTCCGCTGATACATACCCCAAGACTTCCGGCGATTCCGGGATATACTGTGCCAACAATTTGCCGCAGTCCAAACATGCTATTCCTGTCGGGACATAAGCATGTGTGGCGCAAATACTTTTATGCCTGCACATACTTTTAAAATCGAAAAATCGGTCTAAAGTGAGCTGTTTCATTGGCGTTTTATGATCAGACGGATATTTGGACCAGTCCACTGGCATCACTGGCCATCCTTTACGTGCTCAAACCGCAAAACATAAGGCACCCTTTCAGGGCCGCCCATGGTCTGGATATAATTCTCCCGATCGATCCAATACCTAACACCACCTTCCCGCTGAAAACTGTCCTCGGTCATATCTCCCAGGCGCTCTGGTCTGCAAAAGACCACCCGTGCCGGGTGCATCCTCTCTCCTCCTGCCCGGAAATCTTTTGTTATGCCCATAAATACCGTGCCTGGCTTGAATTTATCGGCATGCCTGGGCTTCCAAAATCTGCGGGTTTCTGTCTTTGTCCCATCGGCATACGCCTCTGATGTCATGGCAAATGATACATGAAGCATTTTTTCAGCCTCCTAACGTTAACCATCACTGGCCGGGGCTTTTTCCGGTCCAGTGGATGCGCTTGTTAGCCAATTTTTACGTTATAATCCTTAGCCACCATACCCTTGTTTTTGCTGCCCCTTAAATGCGGCTGTATCCAGAAACGACCTACGAGCCTTCCAAATAAGGGTTTTTCTTTTGTGTAATATCGAAAATGCCCCCGACAAAAATGCAAGCGCATTGTGTTCCCAGGAGAATCCCAACCCTCTGAAACCGTCTGCTGACCGGGCTTAACAACTTCCAAGGTATGATAAGAAAAAAGCGGTGGCTTATTTTTTTGGACACGTTTTTTGTTCAATTTTTCTGGCGGTTTATTTTTTTTATGGATGATGTTTTTGGTATTTAAAAGCATAAGTGTGAAATTTAATATCCACACTTGAGAATACATAAATTCTGCATGATCCCGATCACGTCCAAACCCGGAATCAGGTAAATATTCAATATCAAACAGAGATTTATCTTCTGGGTTTAGTAAATAAGAGATCGTTATCTTGTGACAAGGAACTCCCCATCCTGTTGCTCGAGATTTTTTGATAAAACAATAAAGATTTATTTTATCGCCCGTGTCGAACTCCTCAGCGTATAACGCAACTTTAACCCCCTTTGGACTCTGAAAGAAAAAAAGACACTTCGGAAAAGGCATTTTAACATCATACCCCAACAAACCAGAAAAAGGGCGCTGCCCCTTATATTCCTTTCTTTTTGCGAAACTCAAAATTTCTTTAGAATCACCCAAAAAAAAATGAAAAGAATTCTTTATATTTTCTATATATTCAGATCCAAGGCCAAAATGAGAATGAGTTTTGTCTGTATCAACAAAACTCAGATCCGTTATTAAATCATGTGCGAACATTAGCACTTCCAATATTGGCTAACATCTGAAATAGCGGTTTTATGCGGATAGCCAAACAATTCCCGCTGTTACTCATCCGCATCTTGCTTGCGCTCCAAGTACAGACTTACCTCTGCCTCATAAACCCTTTTTCCCCTGGACGCCCCCAGGGTAACCGCCGGCAGATCCCCTGCCTGGATCAGGTTATAGACGTGGGACTTGGAGCAGTTGAGCCGGCGGCGGACCTGGTCGATGTTAAGTAGCCGATCCGTGCGGGCTTGGCTGCCATCCTGCAAATCCGGCCGGTTGCGGCGGTAGACAAATGCGTGTTGATTTTCGGTCATGGGACCCCCTTATCTTCGGTTGTTTCGGATTCGTTCTCGTATTGCCGTGGCCCGGTCGCGCGGGTTTACCTGTTGTGCTGGCCTTCTGGGAGCCGGGGCGTCGTCTGCCAAATCAGACAGCAGATGCACCCCGCCGCCGGGCCATTCCGGGTCAGCCAGGGCATGGGCAATCACCTCGCAGTCAAACAGGTGATTGTCCCGGGCCTTCTGCACCCAGGCTTCGGTTCCGTTTTTTTGTTTTTCTTTGACTTCGGCCAGGATCTGCCTTGAATAGTCACGGCCTACCCCCTGGTTCAGATAGGCAGACATGGGCCCGCCTTCATCCACAGCCTTGGCAACCCTGAAGTGGTAAAGATCCTTTAACTTGTTGGTATCCAGGCTGATGATCTGGAGGCCTCCGGGAATGGCTTTTCCGCTGGGCGCCCTTTCCTGTGATTTTCCAATGGAAATCTTGGTTGCAAGCGGCCGGCTTGCGCCCTTGGTGGGCCAGATTTGGCAGCCGCGCCCTCGATTTTCCTGAATCCAGAAATAAACTTTTTCGGCCGAAGAATATTCTTCCTGGTATTTTCCACCGCCGGTATCAAAGCCCGCCCGCCAGATCCGCAAGCCCTGGCCGCCATCGATCCGGGGGTATTCGCGCATGAATAAAAGATCCTCGATCTCTGCCCATGATGAAAGAAATCCGTAATGGATTAACCAGTTGGTATAATCCCGGGCCCATGCGCGCACCAAAAACCAGAACCCGTACTTCTGGACATCAATTCCGCAGGTAAGCGCAACAGCGCTTTCCGGGACATATTGCGCATCCAGGTTCTTAACCTTGGCGGCCAGGATCTTGTCTTCGGTCAGCTCGGATACGGTTTGTTTCCAGGGCTCTGCCTTATACTGGGTGACAAAGATCTGCAGCTTTTCCGGATCAGCCAGGCCGCGCAAAAACATGCCGGCGTTTTCAGACAAAGACACAAAAGGCGAATACCAGGCCGGCAGGTGCAGTGCCACATTTTCGGGTCTTTCCGGAACTTCATCGGGTTCCATGGGACAAAGCTTTCCATCCGGCCAGTCACTGTCATGATGATAAGGGACCCATCCACCGCGTTTAACCGCCATGTTTCTGTGGCTGTCATTCCAGCCCATACCGCAAGACTCGCAGATATAATAAGCCAGCTTCCTGTTTTCAATTTTGCGGAAATCCCTGATTTCCGAAGGCCATTTGATATTGTCAAAAATCATGCGCTGGAAATGACCGCACATGGGGCATACCGCATGATAGATATACAGAAGATCGGCTTCGTAGCGGATCAACTGCGTAATCGGGGCTTCCGTGTCTTCCGGCGTGGTGAAATAAAGCAGCTTTTTGGTAAACGGATAGGCGTTTGTCCGCTGGTCACCCAGGGAAAGGTTGATCCTGGGCCAGTATTTATCGACTTCATCAAAAAACATATACCGGGCAGACTCTGAGGCCAGGGCGGAAACAGACGAAGCCCAGGCCAGCAACAAATCCATTCCGTTTTGAAAGCTTACCGAAAGCGTGGAGGTATCATCGGCGCGCCGGGACAAAAGCTTTGATACCCGGCGATGGGCCCGAAACATGGGAATTAACTGCCGCTTGGCAATCCGCTTTGCAGTGGACTCCGAGGCCATGACATAAAATGCCGTGTCCGGATCCTGATCAATCACATAGTCCAGACAGTTTGCCCCTACCTGGGTTTTGCCTGTCTGGGGCGCCCAGCACATATAAATCCGCCTGACAGACGGCTTGTTAAAAAGGTCCATGGGAAAGCGGCAATACTCTGTATTTTCATTCCGCCATGGCCCTTTCCATGGACCCCGGGTGACTTCCCTGAACTTTTCAGCATGTTCGGATACCGTAAGGTTTTCTTTTGCCCGGAAAACCCGCTTTTCAGCCTTGGTGAACTCAAACTCGTATTCGGCAGCAGTCAAATCTTCAGCTGTGTTCATTTTCACCTCCCGTGACTTTCCAGGTTTTTTCCTGGGTGTATCGGTTCATCCAGGTTTCAGCCTGGCGTAAATAGTATTCAATCAGATCCGGTGCTTTGTCAGGATCGCCGTTGACAATCCGGATCACTTCGGTTGCCTCGGTCCGGATGAAATTTTCAATGTCGGATTTAAATACCCGGGCCCTGGCGGCAAGTTCCCGGTCCCAGTCTTCCCGCGGAACATACTGGCCCAGTTCGATTTTTGTTTTCGTATCCCAGTGTCGAGCCTGGGCCTTGATCTTTTCTAATTCTGCCTGGGCTTTTTGCGCCTGCAAATCTTCTGCTGATTCGCTTTCAGAACCGTCCTTTTTTTCCAGCCACTGCCTGGCGTACTTGTCAACAGATCTGAAGGAAAACCGGCCGTCTGATCCTGGCCGAAGTTTGCCTTCCTTTTTGTGCTTGTAAGCGGCAGACTTGGAAATTTTCCAGCCCTGACCGTCGAGATAGTCAACCACTGCAGGGATGTTTTTTAACTTTGAAGCCTCTTCGGCTTCTTCATCCTCAAAATACTTTTCCCATAACTGCCTGACCCGGTTATCAAACCCCTCTTGTGCCGCATCCCAGTTCTTTTTATTTGCGGCCGAAGGATCCGCCCGATAAGCGCGGATGTTTTTGACCACGGCATTGTTTAAGACGGTCAATTCCGTCTTTTCAGTATCCGTGACAATTTCCAGCAGTTTTTCGACTTTATTCTGCAAGGCAGTCCCCGGCGTTTTCGCCATCTTCAAGGGTTTCCCAGGTTATTTGTTCCAGGCCACCGGCGTCGTTTACCTTCTTGATGTCCCCCTGCTGGACTCCTTTTCCCTCATCCGGCTTCTTACTGCCGGCCTTGCCGTATTTGTCCGGGTTCATTTTCTCCAAAAGCCATTTAGCCCCGGCACTGCCGCCCTCTGCAGACAATCGCTGCAGGGCTATCACCTCGGCATGGGCCTGGGCTTGTCTGACTGCCTCGTATAACTCCTGGTAAACATCCCCGGCATTTTGCCTTTCAGCGGCCAAGGCCTTTTCTTTCCATTCCACTGCGACCCGTTCAGAAATCCCGCAGGCGGCAGCAGCCAAAAAGAAATCAGCCCCAACTCGCATATAGCCGGCTATCTTGCCAATAACTTCCTTGTTAGGCTCGTTTGTATCGTCTCTTTCCATGGACTCCCTCATGACAGTCTTTGCAAAGTGTTTGCCCATTGGTGGGATCTAATGCTAGCTCATTATGCTTGGAAAATGGTATAAGATGATGAACCGTATAGTTTTCCTTGGATCCGCAAAACTGACAGGTGTAATTGTCCCGTTCCAGAACCGCCTTGACAAACTTTCTGTACTCCGGGGTTTTTCTGGCTGATTGATCCAGCTTTGCCTCATACTGGTCCCCCAGCAGATCAACCCCAATATCCTGGCTGGCCAGATCCTCGGCATCGCGCTGGACCAGGACTCCGTTTTCCAGAACATAATAGGTATAGGGAATACCCATTTTACGGGCTAAAACCAGTTCATTGCTGCATCCCTGACTTATGCCATCGTGAAGGAATATGGCATGATCGCAGTCTTCCAAAACAGCCACTGACCGATGATGAAATTGCCCTGCCAGGTACTTGTGCTGCAGATGATGGAGCTTTAAAGGGATTCCCTCTTTTCTGCTTATCTCCCTGGCAAGAGCACAGGCGCCCTCTGGTTCTCCATGGGTGACAATGGTTTCGGGCTGGTGCTTTTCAATTTCTGTCAAAATGACCCGGCGGGTTTTTGAATCAACCAGGGTCCGGCTGCCATGGAAAGACAGTCGGCTGTGTTTTTCGATATACTTGATTTCAAGGCCCAGCTCTTCAGCCCTCTGGATTTCGCCTTTCACACCATTGCTTTCTTCCCAGCCATCCAGGCATAACACGCGCACTTCGTCACATGCATCGAGCATCCGGCGGCCGTGCTCGATCCAATAGCCTTCCTTGGTGTTGTCATTCTTGAACCGCTCTGTATAAAGCAGGGGCGAATAGCAGGGCACACCCTTTTTAACCAGGACCGTTGAATATTCAATGGCCTTGCGCCGGCGGTAATTCCTGACGCTTTCATCCTCATGCCAATACGGACAACAAACATAGACCATGCACTTATTCGTCATTCCGCCCAACCTCCACAGAAACAATCAGAACAGGTTTGCCTTTTCGTTCTGCTTTCTTAATGGTGTCGTGGGTTCCGCGGGAAACCCCGTCCCAGAAGGCGATCACTTGATCGGCATCCCCAACAATCAGGGAGTTTCGAACAAGCGGGGCCCGCCGGCCATAACGCTTATAGTCCGGATAATGGATGATCGTTTTAAGCCCGCGCTGCCGGGCAAAATTTTCCGCCAGGGTGTCAACGCCCCTGGCGCCTCCGGAAACAATCGTGGATGTTGCTTCCGGCAGAACACTTTCTAGGTCAATTTTCTGAACCCATCTTGGGCCGCAAACAGCAACTTTCATGATTCTCCTTTTAATCCTCTTACTGGTTAAGTTGTTTTCCGGCGCCACAAGCGGACGGTCTCCCGGTTACAACCAACTATTTTAGCAATCCGGATATCGGTTTCCCCGCGGGACAATAACCAGAGCATCAAAACGATTTCCTGGACGGACAACCCCTTGCCGGCCAGGGCGGTGCCAGTGCGTATGGTAAAAGTTTTTCCGCATTGCCGGCATTTTACGGCTTTTCCCTGCCAAAACCGTGACGACTTCGTCTCATCCAGCCCCGCGCCGCATTCCGGACACCTGGCGCCTTCCGGATGCAAATATTTGAAAACAAATTTTCGGCAAACATCGGCGTCCAAAAAATCCGGACCAAAGGCATCAATTGCCTTGCAAACAGTCTTTAATTGAGTTTTTTTAATGATTTCGGCAAATTCCATTTTTCCAGCCGTTTTTTTTAATAAAAGTAGTGACAAGCCGCGCCGTTATGACCCCTACGAAACCGGGCCCCGGGAAGGACCCGTTAATGGTAGCCGGGATGATCGGGCAGCCGGATCAGGCCACGGTGCATCAGGAATTCAATATCACCGATGGCACCGGCAAACAGTTCAAGTGCCTGGCCGGCGATGGCATTGCGCTCTTTATTGCCATGATCCAGGGGTGGGGCAAAATGCATGTAGACTTCGTTATCCCTGTGCACAATCCGGATACCGTGATCCTGGTATCGCTTCAGGAAATCCGACAAAGCCACAACCCTGGGAAAGCTACGCCACGGGGCGGACAAGGGTTTGATAAACCGCGGGTCGGGTTCGCATGCTTCACCCTGGTCAATAGCCGGGTCTTCCGGCTGCTCAATTGGAATGTCATATTTTGCTGCAAGGTTTCCGATCATCTTAAAACCTCCTGTTCATAGGCCCTGGTCAAGGTGGTCAGGGTCGGTCAAGGCAAGTGGTCAAGGTAAAAAGCCGCGTCATCTCTGCTGTGGTCAGGGTGGTCAGGGGTTTTTCTTATAAAACCAAAAATATTTACAAGCCCCCTACACGCGCGCGCATGTGCATTATTATTGCCGTTTACCTTGACCACCCTGACCACCATCAATTAACCAATTGGAATGGTTATCAATTACCCGGTCAGGGTGAAACGATTTCACCCTGACCGCACCCTGACCACCCTGACCGGCCTGGAACTTAAAGGGGGGAACGGGGGCCGCGGGGGAAAGCCCAAGCCCCAAGCCGCCCGACGGCCTGACCATGCCGGGTGCAGGGTTATTCTTCATTGGCAAGACCATTTATAGCGATTCCTTTGAGGTATTGTTCCCGCCTGCCATCCACCCTGGGGCGGATCATATGCAGGTTGTTGACAGCCGTATAAAGCTCCCGAAAGAAGTTTTCCCGGGAAAGGATCTTATAGCCGCCTGCATTGCAGTATTCCCTATACTTGGTATAAAGCTCTTTCTTGCTTTCCTGGTGCTCCTGGCCGATGTGGCACATGTCGTCCACAAAACAGAGGACCGGATTATTCTGCCGCTTGTAGCCGAGCATCAACTCGTCGGTTTCCTGGCATTCGGTAAAATGGCCTTGCTTCAGGAGCCGATGGAGCCCCACCAAAGCCCAGGAAAAGATTTCGGACAACTCACTTTTCAGCTTCTCAAATAAAAGGGGATCTCTTTCCGGATCTCCTTCCAGAAATTGCCTTTTGAATTTAACCGGCAAGATTTTACGGAAAAACCCGTCTGAATTATCCAACACCCTGGGCAGCCGGTTTGAAGCAAACATCAGCTTACAATAGGGCACAAAGTTAAATGAGTTCTTATGCTTAAAAGCTGCGTTGATTGAATCCCCGCTTGTAATCGCCTTGAAATATGGAGATTCTATAGCTTTGGATCCAACCTCCGTGCTGATATTGATAGCCTTCTGGTAAAGGCTTGATCTTAAAAACTGGTCTTCCAATTCCGGAAATGAAACGCTTGTGGTGTTCTGAGGGCCTACTAATTCGCGTATAGTCTTTAGATAGGTGCTTTTACCATCGCCACCAGGCCCTAATAAAATGAGGCTTTTTTCAAACATCGTGGTTTTTGTGAGACAATAGCCGGAAAACTCCTGAAGCTGGGCAATCGCACCGGGTGTTTTAACATTGGTTTCCAGATACTTTAGCCACCTGTCACACCGGCGCTCTGTATTCGGATCATAGATGACGTTTAGCTCGTATGTGGCGTAATATTCAGGATCATGGGGCTTTAACTCCAGGGTTTCCAGGTTTAGCATGCCGTTTCTGACACACACCCAGTCCTTGAAGTCATTGACTGCCCGGCCGTGGGGGATGGTGCTTAAAATGCGCACCTGGTAGGCTGCATCCTCTGCCCTGCTTTTCTGGCTTTCCCCGCCCAGATACCGAAGCGCCAGGCCTTTGACATGATCCTCGTGGTATTGCTCCCAGTATCGGCCGTTCCAGCGGTAAAACAGGCCGGTTTCCGGATCGGTCAAAAGCTGGTGCTCTGCCAGGATCTTTTCTGCCAGGCGCCGGGGTTTGAAGCTGACCCGGTCATTTAATCCCCGCTCGAAAAACTCCAGGGCCTGGGCAGATACGTGCTGCAGGATATCCACCGGCCTGGCCTCGGATATGAGCTGCCAGAAATCATCCACGTTTTTTCGGTGACGCACGAAAAAATCGGTCAGATCCTGGCCATGGTCTTCCGGCCATGTGCCGTCCACCTGCCTGCCCATTTCATCGGGCCACTCGACAGCCTTAAGAGACCGCACCACCTTGGCAAGATGCGGGGCTGCATAAACATGCGCATATTTTTCCCCGGCCTGGTCTGCGTCAAAGGCCATAACCACGTCCCGGCCTTCAAATACGGTCGCGTGTTCCCGGCTCCATTTCTTTGGCTTGCCTGTCTGAGTGATGGCGTTAAAACCCTGGGACCGGGCGCAAATCATGTCTGGTTCGCCTTCGCATACCAGCACGGGGGACCGGTCATCAGGCGCCGCGGGCAGCAGCCTGGCCTTTCCATAGGCCTTGCCCCAGGAAAAGATTTTGCTTTCGCCTTCCTTTAACCCTTCGGGTTTGTAAAGGCGGATATTGCGAACATGGCCGTCATTATCGTAAACCGGAATACCAACACGGTCCGGCTGCTTGATTTGTTTGATTTCCCCTGTCTTGGCCTGAAAATGCGTCTGCAGCTTCAATCCCAGGGCCTGCATCACGTCCCTGGACCACCCTCTTTTGCGTTCCAGATACTTGATCCAGGTCTCGGGAAGATCACCCAGCATGGCATAAGCTTCATCCAGATAGGGCGGATCATCCTCCTGCTTTGCATTTGCTGCGGCTTTGTCTTTTTTCCGGCTGCCAGGAACTGGTGGCTGGCCGGGACCCTGCTTGCCGCCATGCCCGCCGCGGTCAATCCCGAATTCATCGCAAAACGACTTAAACCCATCGTCTGCACCATAGCCGTGTGCATGCGCCCAAAGGTCAACCAAATCGCCGGACGCCCCGCAATGGCCGGCCAGGCAATGAAACATGTCCTTTTTTGGGTTGTAGGAAAAAGACGGATTTTTTTCCTCATGAAACGGGCACAGGCCCACCAGTTCGTCAGCCTCCCACCCGCTTTTTACCGTAAAACACTCTTGGGCAATTGCCCGGCGCTGCTGCTCTTCCAGATGCTCTTTTGCAATTCCCATGGCCTACACCTCAAAAAACTGGGGCTGCGTGGTCATGCCCACATAGCGGTAAAGCTCGTACAAGGTTGCCTCCACCCGTGCCCGAAACACCGGATCTGTATCCCGGCAGCCGTCTTCAAAATTCCAGTGATTGGTGGCAATATTACGAAACACGATCCGCCGGTAATAACACGCATGCCGGCGCCATACAGCCAGCATGTCATCGGCCTGGGCCCTAAAGCCTGCAACAAAAGAATAGGCAATCACATCCATAAGGGTCTGGTCGGTCACCACAATGTCATATTCCGCGGCCGCCAGGATTTCAGCGGCCATCTGCTTGTTAAAAATCCATTGCTGGGCCTCGTGTGTGGCCTCCTGATTAATAGGATACGGACATTGCCGCTCGATATCCGTGATCAGACAGACCCCGGCCCCGGAAAACTTGATCTGATCCCGATAAAGCCCGGCCACCCGGCCGGCCGCCGTGGTTTTGCCCGTGCCCTGGGCTCCGGAAAAGGCAATGATGTTGCCCAGCCCATCATTCATTGATTTCATTGGCCTGCCTTTCAAGTTCTGGTACAAAAAACAGGGCTAAAGCCGCCATGCAAACGCCCACTAAAATTGTCCACGGGAAAAAATCCCCGTCAGACCCTGCCACCATCATTCCGCCGAAAAACAGCACCACAAACGCACAGGGTGCAACCCATTTCATCATGCCGAAAACCTCCATGTGATCCGCCGCCACTCAACCGAATACACCTTGTGCCGGTGCCGCCGTGCGCAACGTTTAACCCCGGCGATATGGGACGGATGGGAAAACCCCGACGGCAGCCCGGCCGCCAGGGCCTGTTTTTTAATCTCGCGCGCCTTTTTGCTTCTCTGGCATGCCCCCCTGGCCATCTTTCCACTCCCGAAGGTACATTTCGAAGGTTTCGTCCAACTCCCTTTTGGCCGCCTGCCAAAGGTGCCGCACTTCCTCAATGTTTCCGCCCTGGTTGATGGCCTCATGAAAACGCGTAACCGGCGGATAATCGTCTAAACACTCGTGCTGAATGGTTTCGGCGTCCGACTCAACCGGATCCAGTTCCCGCAGCTCGCAATTGACCACATACGCCAGCCGGGCAGCCATAATCCGGGCAATCTCACTTTGACCCCGGGCCATAAACGCCCGGCACATGGCTTCCAGACGGTCAAGCGGATTTTTCTGGTGGCTTTCGGTCGTGTCTGGATCCGCGGCCCACCTCTCCACCTGCCGCAAAGACACCCCGAACATTTTGGCCAGAAAGTCTTTTTTCAGATGATAAATGCCAGCGGAAAATACCTGCCAGCTTCTCAACGGAGGGGCTTTTGGTTCTCGGTTCATTTCTGCCTGTCCTTTCCTGAATTGATTTGGATTAATGCCGGCCCTGGTCCTTGGGCTCATTTGCAAACGCCTCAACCCCAAGCCTCCGAAATTTTTCTTCCATCAGCAGGGCACTTGAAGCTATCGCCACAAAATCGTATGACCACCCGTTTTCACGGATAAACCGATCCAGTTTTTCTTTGGGCGACTCCACTTCGGGTTGGCCGCGCAAGGCAATCCATCCCTGTTCAAGCGCGTCCAGTTCGTTGTCATGAATAAGGCAGGGCTCTGTAAAAGCTGCTCGATCAATCAGGCGCTTAAACCCGGATATAGCCCAGGACCGAATCCCTTGAATTTCCTGTTTGAAAAGATCAAACAGGCCTTCCAAGCGAGCTTCTGGTGGGACATTTTTGAACAAAATGACCAGAAGCCGCTTCATCGCCGCCTGGGACCTAAGCACCTCAGGCGGGAAATGATTGGTTTCAATGGCAAGCTTGCAAAATGGCTGGAAAACAAAAGCTCGGTGATTGTGGAAGCAACCCATTGGATAAGAAGCATTAATCGTGTCTCCGGCCAGAATGGCCTTGAAATAAGCGCTTCCCAGAACAAGCCTAAGATCCCCCTCAACTGATATATTCAAAGCAGAAGGTTGCAAAAATCTTCGGAAGGACTGATCATTTATTTCTTCAATGGTTAGATCTGTCACGGGAGCGGGCTTGACAATTTCCCGCAGCACTTTAAGGACCAGGGACTTTCCACACCCGCAAGGCCCCACCAGAACCAGGGCCTTGGAGAAAATCACATCCCTGGTCAGGCAATACCCGAAAAACTCCTGCAGGCAGTCAATACCCGCCTGGCTGCCGACGGATTCGTCTAAAAACCGCAGCCACCGGCTGCATTCAACCCCTTGATCCTGTTTCGTTTCTTCATTCATTTCGACCTCTCTTTTTTAAGGTTGATGCGCTGCAATTGGCATGAACGATTTAAATAACCAGTATGTGTGGCTTTATGCGCCTGCCTGGTTTATTGATTGGTTAGGGTTTTATCCGCCCGTTTGCCAAAATATTGCAGATCATTGTGTAGTACGGTTCTGGGAACTCTGATTTGTGCCTTTCCAGTTCTTGAACACGCTGTCGATAAAACGCCAGCCCATTAAGCGCGGAAAACATGTCTTTATAGCCTAATTCAGACAGCATTCGATTTGCTCGGATTGTGCGCCGAAATTTTGCTTCTTCGCCCATGCTCTTAACCCTATGGTTATTTTTTCTTGTCCTTGATAGCTTGCCTGATGCCACTGATTTTTTCTTGGACCTTTTTCAGTGTAAACGCCGGATGCTGGACCATGATTGCGTATGCCTCCATAACCGCCGCGGCTTCCATCATGCATGATTTTTCAACTGACTCAGGAGCGTGAATAAGCCTCCAGGCCAACGCGTTATAATCTTCTCCGCTTGGATCAGGCCATGTAGTACCGTCTGCAATTTTTACTCGTTCCATGATAGCCTCCATAACAATCGACATTAAGCCCCTAAAAACAAGAATTTCTGACCCTTATCTGCTTTTTGCCGCCGGGACTGTGCGGCATTGGCTGCGTGATGCTTTGCGTCATAACGCAAATGGCATGGAGCGCATGCACAAACTAAATTCTCGGGCCTGCAATCCATGGGCTCATGGTTGCAATGGGCCACCGTGGCTGTTTTCCGATGGGTATCAAACGGTTCCCCCGGGCGCCTGCACTGCTTTCCGCACATTTCGCACTGATAATCAGCCTCGGCTTTTATCCTGTCTGCAATCTCCTTCCAATTGGCCGGATATTTTTCCCAATCAACTGGCATGTGCGCTTCTTCCCTTATTTCGACCTTTTCTTTCCTTTTTAAGTGGGCAAACATATAATCAGCAGCCCCTTGTTTTCCCGGGGCACCCCCGGGCACTGCATTTTAAAAAAAAAGAAAAGGCGTCACCAATCCATGACAAAGTCCCAGTTGGTGATTTTCTCCTTTGGTTCCTGCGCCCCGCCGTGCTTTAAGGCATGCACCTGGGCGCGCAGGGACTCTGTGAGCATCAAAAAACGCTGGGCCTGCTCTTCAGCCTGCTTCAGCGTCTGTTCGATGCGCATGATCTGTTCGTCGCGGTCGGGGTTTGGAGTGGGTGCGGCCATGCTAAGAAACCTCCTGGGCAGACATACAAGCATGAATTGCGTTTTGTATGTCACCGGGACCGCCATCCATCCACAACACCGGAGAGGTGCCAGTGGCCGCAGCCAGATTCTTTGCCGTGGGCCAGGAAGGTCGTTTCTTACCGGATGTCAATTCAGTCAAAAAGGCCGCCGATATGCCTGCCTTTTCCGCGATTGCTTTTTTGGTTTTATAACTAAAAACTTTTTTATTGGCGTAAACACAAAACCCGTCACCCTGCACTGCTTTGCGCAAAAAAGCGGCTTGCTTTTTCAGGTTTTGAGTAACCACTTCAAGCTCTGCCAGCTGATATTCAATGCGTACAAGAGCCACCTTAAAATCATGATCTTGAATGGAATCCGACATCACAGACCCCTTAAGCCGTTTTTTTATATTCATCATGGTTGCCATTGCAAAGCGCTCTGCGCCGATCTTCCGCGCTTGATTTCATCCACCAGATAGGAGACTGGCCGAACAGCTCGGATAACTTTTCAGCCGTTTCCAGGGAGCAACCGACCTGTCCGTTTATAAATTGGCTGACAAAAGCCTGGGTTTTTCCAAGACGGCTGGCTAAATCAATCTGACGAATCGGAAGACGAATAGAATTCAATGGGATGCTCCAAAACACATTTATTGATCCATAACGACAGAAAGGAGATTTTTAATATCGTCCACGGTTCCATATAGCCAGACCATGGGACAGGTCCCGGTTCGTTCACTCCAAACCTTGGCTGTGTCCCTTGAAGGTCTGCGCTTACCGTGAATTACTTCGTTTAAATAAGAGACGCTGGTCCCTAATTTTTGGGCCACATCTTTTTGTTTGAATTGAAGTTTAGTTCTCATGGTGAGAAGATTCTCATAACGCGAAAAGCATGTCAAGAAAAAATTCGTGTTAAGAGAAAATTTTTATATTGTTTCATGCTTCGCTATTTGCGAATTTAAAAAAATGAGAGAAACGAAAATTCAAAAATATTTTGCTGCGGCACTAAAAGATCTGCTGCCAAAGCATTTTAATAGCCAAACAGAACTGGCCTTAACGGCAGGGGTTGGCAATTCAACTATTAGTGAAATTTTAAAAGGGAAAAAAACTGGAAGGTTTGACTTGCATGAAAAAATTGCTACGGCTTTTAAAAAAGACCCGCTTGAATTTTATGAGATAGGAAAAAAATTGGTTGAACAAAACGATAAAGACATGTGTGTTAAGGAAGATATGGCTAAATTTGAACCCTGCAACAAACCTATAGAACTAACTCATGACGAAATTATAAGGCTTTTTAAAGATCCGGAAACCGCAAGAAATATAAACCGGATGCTGGCCACATTGGAACACAATGAACCAAGTAAATACAAACAAGCTGAAACCTACATACAAGCCCTGTTTGACACATTGGAAGTAAAAAAAATCTCAAACAACAACGGCTGAAATTATACTCCTTTCAGATTTTATAAGATAATGCTCATTTCGGTCAATGGTTTTCGCTCTATGCAATTAAGAGAAAATATATAAAGGAGGGAGCCGTGAAACCTTCCATTTTAGCTCTGCCGGACGTTGAACAATTTGAAGACATTGTAAAAATCCAAAGCCTTACCGAAAAATCAGAATCCTACACCGTATCGTTAAAAAACCTGACCTGCTCCTGCCCGGATTTCCACAAACGCAGAAAGGATTATCC